CACGTGGCGTGGCGGCAGCACCACCGCCGCGCTCATGGTGGAAGGCGTGTACATCGCCACCGCATTGTGGCTGATCGTCAGATTCGCCCCACGCGACTAAAAGACTTCCCACCAGCCGACAGTCCAACAAAACAAACCAAATTAGGGACGTTTTGCGCGGACATCCACGTTCACTCATGTCGGCTGGCGGGGACACATAACTGAATATCGATTATTATCCACGCGCCGACCATACCTGCCTTACATACACTGTCGGCGCATTCGGCTGGGCGACGGTTCGCCCGCCCAAGGATTCCAATCTCTTCTCTCTCTATCAAAAAACGCAGGCGCTCCGGTGCCTGCAAACCCTTTCAAGTCCGCCTGACGGCTTCAGTCACCGTCGGCCACGCCACCGGCCGTGAACACGTTCAGGTCATGCTCCAACAGTCAAAGGGGCGCTCGGAATCCATGGACGGCATCGGTTCGACTCCGATGCCAGCCACTCAGCCCCATCCACTCGTCATGGTGGGGCACGCAACGCCAAACAAGCAAAGGAAACACATCATGAACGAAAACAAACCACAGGCGGCAACATGGGCGCTCTGCGTTGACATCGACCCCGACAACCCGGAAATGCTCGACGGCCTCCACATCAACCCGATGGGCGACATTCGGGACGGCAGGCCATGACCGACCTGCTCACGCCATCCGAACTGGCCACCATGCTCGGCATGAGCGTGCGCACACTCGCCAACTGGCGGAGCACCGGCAAAGGCCCGCCATATCTGAAAATCGGCGTGGAACCGCCCGAAGGCCATCAGGACAGGCGCAAAGTCCGATACCAACGCGCCGTGGCCGAACGGTGGGCCACAGCACACCAGTACGCGAGGACGGTAGCGAGATGAAACCCCACAATGATGGCCACTACTTCGTGCCTGGAAGCCGTCAGACCGGCCGGTATGAGCCGCGAGGCTTCATGGTCGGCAGCTACATACGCCCGACTTTGACGGAGCAGGGCATCGACGTGGACGAATTCATCGAACAAAACCATCGGCTCATCGAAAGACTCAGGAAAGGAAACCATTGAAACACGAATACACTGCCGACGAGCTCCGAGAGCTCAAAAGCATTTACGACGAGTCCGGCGAAGCTGGACTCCAGATCGGCGAAATGCGGGCCCTGCGCAAGGCCGGACTTGTCAAGCAAGACCTACCGCCAGAGCCGGAGAAGCCGCATGAGGATATTCTGGCCGACTATCAGGCCGTCAGCAAGCCCACGGCGGAACCGTCGAAACGAGACCTCATCCTCGCGCACTGCAGAAACCGCATCGACCAAGGCCAACCATTCGACGGCAAGGAAACCGCCGAAGCGCTCGATATAAGCCAGAAAACAGCCGGCAACATCATCGGCCAACTCCGCAAGGAAGGACTGCTACCGGCCTTCGACCAGCATTCCCCCCGCAAAACACGGAAAAACGCCACAACCGGAAAGAAGAAAGAAACCATGACCACCACATCGAAACTCACAGCGGACAAAATCACCACAACGAAACTCACCCCGAGCGACATCACCCCCGTCGGAACCATCATCGTCGGGCCACAAGCCACAGCCGATCCGCGCATCATCATCGCAAACGCCTTGGTCGGCATCTTCGACGCGGTGAGCGCCTTGCAGCGCACCGCGTTCCAAGCCAACGACAAGGTGGTTTACGGTTTCGCCACGAAACTGCTCACCGGCGAATTGATGGACATCAAAGCCAACTACAGCAAGGATGTGGCGAAGTGAAGCTCCATTTCGATAGCGAGAGCGGCGTTTTCACCATCAAGCCAGAGTCCAAGGCAGAAATCACCAAGCTCAGGACGTCCGCGTTGGGCATCGCCAATCTGCTGGTCGATTATTTCGACGCCGACATCATCAAAGCAGACATAAACAAGCCAAGCAATCAGCAGGGAGCCTGAAATGAAGCGTATTCCACTCAAGGATACGGAACGCTACACGATCGAGCGCTTCCGGCAGTGCAAGAAGACGGAACGTCATCTCGCGTGGCTGAAGAGCCGCAAGGCCGGTGTGGGAGGTTCGGACATGAGCACGATTCTCGGCCTGAACGCTTTCAAAACGCCTTACGAATTGTGGCTTGAGAAGACCGGCCGCGTGGAGCCGGAGGACATTTCGGACAAGTGGGCGATCGTCAAGGGCAATGCCCTGGAAAACGAGCTTCGTAAGCGTTTCCGCGCGCAGCATCCGGAAATGATCGTCACAGACGGCACCGACAAGCAGTTCATCAGCCGCGAGAAGACATACCTGCGCGCTTCCCTTGACGGCATCCTGCAAGGGGAGGACGGGAGCTTCGGAATCCTCGAAATCAAGACGGCGGGTGGCCGTAGAGCTGGGGACTGGCATGACGAGGACGGAAACCTCCGAATCCCGCCCTACTACCTCGCTCAGGTCGAATTCTACGCGCTCGTCACTGGATGGACGTGGGGATACGTGTACGCCGCCATCGGAGACGACGAGCCGGTAGAGATCCCGTTCCAGGCCGACGTGGAAGATATGGCCGCGATCGACAAGGCCGCAGCCGACTTCTGGCATTTCGTCACTTCCGGCACTCCACCACAGCTTACCGGCGGGGATGTGCAGAAGGCGTTCCCCGAACCCACGCCGGACATCGTGGACGAAAGCGACGATGACGACCTGTACGACATGCTCGCAAGATACGAGAGCGCCACCGGAATGCTGAATGACATGAAGTCCGCTCAGAAGGAATTGCAGGAGCAGATCATTCTGCGCATCGGCTCGCATGCGGGCGTGCGCTGCGGCAACCTCCAAGCCACATACAAGACGACGACCCGCAAGGAGTACACCGTCAAAGCCACCACATACCGCAAATTCGCATTCAAAGCCATCGAAGAAAAGGAGCAGTAAATCATGGGAGCAATCGCACAGCAGGCACAGGGACAGCAGTTGCAGCCGCTCAATCCGAAGGGCAAGCTCAAGCAGCTTGTGGAGCATTCATGGCCGCAGATCGCACGTGTCATCGGAGGCAACCTCGACAGCGAGGCATTGTTGCAGATGTGCATCAGCAGCATCAACCGCACGCCGGCCTTGGCGGAATGCACGCCGGTCAGCGTTCTTTCCTGCTTCATGCAGTGCGCCGCCCTGGGCTTGCGCCCGTCCGACGTGGACGGCTTGGGACAGGCGTACATCCTGCCATACAGCAACAAGAACTATGCCACTGGCGAGAAGCAGGCCACGTTCGTCATCGGCTACAAGGGAATGCTGAAACTATTGGAGAACAGTGGAATCTACGCGCAGCCGAGAGCCGTCTACGAGGATGACAACATCAAGCTGAAGCTTGACGAGAACGGCGTGCCGACCATCGAATGCCCCGACGAGGTGAACGTGGACGCCGACCATAGCGAGGAAAAGCTGAAATTCGTGTATCTCAGCGTCCAACTGCCGAACGGCGGACGATACGCCGACTACATGTCGAAACGCGATCTGCTCGAATACCGTGAGAAGTACGCGCCACGCAATCGCAGCCGACAGATCACCGGACCGTGGGTGAAGAACTTCGTGGAGATGGCGAAGAAGACCATCATCCGCCGCAGTTTCAAGTACATGCCGGTCAGCATCGAAGCGAAGAAAGCCGCGAGCGTTGACGAAACCACGCCGGATTACAGCGACGTGTTCCAACCGGTAATCACCTCCGATGCGACTGATGACGTGACCGCCGATGTCATGGAAGCGGATACGCCGGAGGATACCGAAGCCGACGTGAAGGGGGCTGAGTGATGGCCGGAGAGACCGTTATCACGATTGTCGGCAATCTTACCGCCGATCCGGAATTGCGCACGACGTCCGCTGGTGCGCAGGTCGCGTCGTTCACGATCGCCAGCACGCCGCGTTCCTGGAACCGCAGCACGAACCAGTTCGAGGACGGTCAGGCTTTGTTCATGCGCTGCAGCGCGTGGCGCGACCTCGCCACTCATTGCGCGCAGAGCCTCGCGAAGGGCATGCGTGTGATCGCGCAGGGTCGCTTGCAGCAGCGTTCCTATCAGGCGAATGATGGTTCCAACCGCACGGTCGTCGAGTTGCAGGTTGATGAAATCGGCCCGTCTCTGCGTTATGCGACGGCTCAGGTGCAGAAGATGCAGTCAGGCGGATACCAGGGCGGCAACTCCAATGGTGGCGGCTATCAGCAGCCGCAGCAGGCACAACAGCAGTCGCAGGGAGCCGACCCGTGGTCTGCGCCAGTAGAGCCTGAATTCTGATGCGCGAATGGTTGGAACCGCCGGACGTGGAACCGGTATGTCCCAGGCATGGGTGCGCGCTGTATCCGGCGCGCCCCATCCCATGCCCACTATGCGAAGAAGAAGCCGAGGAAGAGGAGGAATGATGCAGGAATTCGTCGTGGACATTCCACGGGACGAATGGTGGACGCAAAACCGTCGCGGCCACTGGCGAGTGAAATTCGCGCACACAAGCGCAGTCAAACAGCGTGCCATGGCATTCGCCAGATTCTGGCTCCAAAACGGACACCACAGGCCACAACACTTCCCAGTGCACGTCACTGCCGTCATTCACCCATTGACCCACGGGCGCTTCGACCCGGAGAACGCGGCGCCCATGGTCAAGGCCATCCTTGACGCGCTCACCGATACCGGATTCTGGCCCGACGATGACTCAAAGCATCTCATCGGCCCCGACTACCGCGGCGGAGAGCCAAGCAGCCGAAAAGGCTGGTACCGAATCACAATCCGAATCGAAGAAGAGGAGCACTGACATGGCCACGAACGTGAGTCAGCAAGACGAGACACTGCACAAGGTTATCGAATGGTGTGATCAGCGCGAGGTTGAGGGATTACGGCTTGCCAATGCTTTGCTGCAGAAGCATGACTTGGCTGCTTATGCAGTGGTCAAAGCTCAAATAGACGCATATCACAAGACCGCCGAACACTGCCGTTCCATGCTCGGCTACAGCGGCTCCATGCCGTCCTGTCTCAACTATGAAGACATCGATGACAGCAGCCCGGACCTTCAGCCACAGGTTGGCGACTACGGTGTGGCCGTCCTTGAGAACGCTCACGGTCAGGAAGAAATACCGTTCCACGTCGAGCGGGAGGAGCATACCGGACTGCCGGTCGCACTCCTGAACACACGACTGTATGCGAAACCGGAAGACGATATAAAAGACGGCCTGTATGTGAGCCTGTTCCAGCTCTATCTGGACGGCTTTATGTTGAGTCGGACGGGCCGAAAGCGGAACAAAGACGCGAAGGAATAGTTATGTGGTTCAAACGCAGACGCAACGAATATGGGTGTCCAATGTGCGGCAGACTACCAGTAATCAAGGCATGGCAAACGGAAAAATACCACGAGAGCCGCAAAGTAAGGACAACACTCACAGTCTACCGGCTCCAATGTCCACGTGGACATATCTCTACCAGCTGGTTCAGCCACGCCGCACTCGCAAGCAGGCAGTGGAAAGAACTCGTGGACGAGTACAAGGGGAAGGATACGAAATGAGCGCGTATCAGCCTGTTCTTGACCCCGCCTGCGGCGGCCGAATGTTCTGGTTTGACAAATCGGATGATCGGGTGCTTTTTGGTGATGTGCGTGATGAGAGCTGGGAATTGTGCGATGGGCGTAGGTTCGATGTCAAGCCGGACATGCTGATGGACTACCGCGACCTGCCGTTCCCCGACGGGACGTTCCGCATGGTGGTGCTCGACCCGCCCCACCTGCGCAATGCGGGGGAAACGAGCTACATGGTGCGGAAGTACGGTTGCCTCGACCAAGAGACGTGGAAAGCTGACCTCAAGACCATGTTCAGCGAGTGCTTCCGCGTCCTGAAAGAGCATGGAGTGTTGATTTTCAAATGGAATGAGACACAGATACCCGTATCGCAGATTCTCAAGCTCACAGCGCACAAGCCACTCTTCGGCAACAAGCAGCCGAACCGCACGGGAACACACTGGATTGTCTTCATGAAGGAGGACGCGAAATGAATAAACGGTACAAGGTTTGCCCACTTTTTTGGAGTGATTACGGCGATGAGCGCACCTTGATGAATATGGGTGTGTTTGAAAAGTTGCTGAACGAGGGTTGGAAGATTCTGCGGGTGGATATCATGCCACCAACGGAATTGAGTAATAACGCCGTCACAGCGACGAACGTCTACATCCTTGAGAGGGAGGCTAATGATGATTAGTCAATACGACAAGGACATGTGTTGCCTGTATATCGCTGAGGGGATGACCTACATCTGGCAACAACGAGAGAACCAAGAGCTTTCCCGAATACTTGAATCATTGGCCGATAGGAAGCTCATGAAGCGTGTCCATGGCGGGTATGCGATCACGCTCAAGGGATTGTTGGCAGTCAAGGTGTGGAGACTTCACCTGTTCCTGTTCCATCACGGTGAATACAAGTACTTCAGGAGGAAGAAATGAGCAGGGCTGAGACCACCGCCATGCTGTCCAAGCTGGTGGAGAAGAGGTTGAGGAATCAGACCGCTTTTTGGGCGAGCGAGGTCAATTTCGACCGGAACACGCCCGACGAAAGGCGCGTGGACTACGTGGGCTTCAAGCCCTGGAACATCAACGGTGAGCCGGTGCCCGCAAGCGTCGAGAAAGGCTGCTTCGAGTTCTACGAGGTCAAGTCATGCATGGCTGACTTCACTAGCGGCAACGGACTGACGTTCTACGGCGATCAGAACTATCTGGTCTGCACGAAGGAATTGTGCGACGAGATTGTGTGGCGGAAGATGGTGCCGCCGCGTGTGAACGCGATCCTGACACCGGATTCGACCGGCTCGAAACTGATTCTCAACTATGTGCAGTCCTACAACGACATGTCATACCGGCGCCGTCCGGCAAGCGAAATCCTGTGGGCCATGGTCAAAGCAAACGGAAAGAGGACAAATTGAGCATCATGCTTGACGAGGCCAACGCTTACGAGCGTGGCATGGATGATGATTTGACTTTTCAGACGGTTCGGGAGCTTGCCGGTACAGCGTACATGGCCGGACGTTCCGCTCCACCAACCGACGCCGAGGTGGAGGCCGTGGCGAAACGGCTCTGCTGGAACAGCTGCGAATGGGATGGCATCGAAAGCGACTATGTGGCGAAGGACGAAGATGACGCATGGGATTATGCCGGTGAGATTCCCGGCTTCCAGGAGGAATATATCAGACAGGCCAAGGAAATGCTCGAAATCGCACGGAAGGCGGTAAGCGAATGAGCAATACGATCAGATACGTGGAATGCGCCCACTGCGGCGAGACCGTCGGCGCATATTACGTCACCTGCCCGTACTGCGGATACCGCCTGGTGTCCGCTCAGCAGGCGGTCATGGATGGCTTGGCATGGTGACGCTCGACCCGGCACCCGACATCGTGGAAATCGCCGAAGCCCTGGACGCGATGGCGAAACCACATGTGGGAAGCGGCTGGGCGAACACCAACTACACCGGCCTGCCCTGCACCACGCCACGGCAGGAGGCCATCTGGATGGCATACAACGGAATCACAAGAGGGGAGGATTGATGGCAAGGCGTGGTTACGTGCAGCTCGTTAACGGCTTCTATCTGAACGGCAAGGTGCTCGAACTGATGGACGAGTGCCCTGCTGCAGTGGCGCGTTTCTGCATGATACTGAGCTTCTGCGGCGATAATCTCACGGATGGATACGTGAGCCGTCGAGACATGAGGTACGTACTCCGCGCCACCGATGAGGAGCTGCGGCTCCTGCTTATGGAAAACATGCTCGAAGAGGTCGATGAAGGCTACGTGGTCCATGATTACACCGAGCACAACCGCAGTCGTGAGCAGGTGCTGCGCTCCCGCAAGAAGACCGCCGAACGCGTCGCCAGGCATCGTGAAAACGACGATGTAACGGCGTTACATGCATCGCGTAACGGCGCTACATCCCAGAAACACCAGAACACCAGAACACCAAAGAAAGAGAAAGAAGAATATTCTTCTTCTTTCTCCAAAGAAATCGGCGTAAGCGATTTCGAGCTAATGACGGAGAAGGCCCATGCCAATGCCGCCATAATCCGCGACTATCCGAATCTCGACTTGTCGGACGCGTGGAACGCGTTCTTAAGCCGACATTATGGCGAAAACCGCACGATAGCCGACTGGACGCGCCTGTGGAAGGGCTGGTGCCAACGTCGAGCCAGAATGAGCGGCATCCCACCCTCGAAACGCCACGTGCACACGTGGAAATGCTCTCACGTGCTCGAAGCGCTCGGACGCGACGAAGAAACGGCGCAGGCAGACGAAAAGGCCTGCGAATTAGCCGACAGACTCAACAAGGAGGAATCATGAAACACGACGAACCGGTAACCATGTGCAGCTTGGAATCGGAAACAATGTACAGCCTGGAATGGTTGAGACACGAGCGCCGCAAGGCATGGCAGGAAGGCTACGCGGCCGGCTGGAAAGACCAGGAATGCGATTTCCCGCAATATACAAGCGAAAACCCATACAAGGAGATCATCGAAATCGAAAAGGACGGTGAATGATGGGCGGATTGGACAAGGTTGAGAAAATTATTATTGGCGCACTGGTGGTATTCGTCGCCTCAATGCTCTTGCTGGCGGGAATATGCATCTACGTGTCTTGGTATGCGGGCACGCATCCCGATTACGGCATGACGACGGTCAAGACCGGCGACGTGACATGGGTCTGTCTGACCGACCATGGCAAGACCATCGGCTGCGACACCGTGGAGGAATACAAATGAAGAAAATGCTCGAAGACATGATCATCAAATGGCATCAGGCCGGTTACGCGCTTGACGAGATCGCGCCGCTCGTGCCGCAGGTGCCGAAAGCGGAAGTCGCCGCGATCATCCGCCAGCACGACAAGGAGACTCGACTTTGACCAACTGCCAGCACTGCCAGAAGCCAATGAAGCCGATCGCAGCGAATCTACTCTGCGCCAGCTGCCGAGAAAACTACTGGGCGCTCATCAGACAGCTCGGACACGTCCAACTGCCAGCATTAAGCTCCATCATGCTCAAGCAAGCGCACATCGGAGCCACGGGCCACGCGCCAAGCCGAGGCAGCGCGCCAATGCCAATCGACACGAGAGCGCAAGCCCTCATCACCGATTCCGAAGCGTGGCTCGCCGAACAAGCAGGCAAAATCAACGCACGCTACAGCAATCTCCCGTGGGACAAGGCATGGAAGAAGATCACGGCCAACAAACACACCATCCTCAGCATGAGCACCGCAGCAGACGACTACACCGCCCTGGAACACATCAGCAGACGCAACGAGACGGCCTTGACACCAGAAGAGGCAATGGTCATCATCGGCACATGCCCACAATGCGGCCACCAAGCCACCAGCACGCCACAGGCCGACGAATGGACATGCCCGCACTGCAAATGGCAAGGCGGAGTCCAAGCCATCAAAGCCACCCGCGACAACAAACTCTGGCAACTCGAATACACCGGAAAACCAGTCGAAGTCGCAAGATACCTCTCCAAAATGGACATCCACTGCACAAGCGACCAGATCCGCCAATGGCTCACCAGAGGCAAACTCCACGCCACGCCGACAAAACACAAAGGAGAGTACGTGTTCAACCTCGGAGAAATAACCGCCATGCTTGACTGTCACAATTAAAATGCTATACTGTCGTACAGTAGTAAAATGGTTCAGCCTGAAAGGGTTGGACCATTATTCATATCAGCTTCGGTAGCTCAGTGGCAGAGCACAAGGGATAGCACAGATACCTAGGACGGACACCAAACCGGCCATGGCTTCCTACTTCTTTAAATCGAATGCCCGTGATGACAAAGACAGTGCATCCCACACCACGCGCTGGTTCGACTCCAGCCCGAAGCACCAAAGGCGGTGAATCAATGCCAGGAAGAGTCCGCAAGACAAGTCGCCAATTCGAAAAAGACAAGGCCGCATTCTTCAACCAATGCAAGGCACAGCATGCGGTCTGCTGGTTGTGTGGCATGCCAATCGACTACAACGCAGTCAAGAACACCACAGATGACTCATTCAACCTAGATCACATGTTCCCAGTCAGCAAGCACCACGAACTCCAATTCGACCCAGCAGGCTTCAAACCATCACACACCAGCTGCAACCGCTTAAGAGGCAACCAAGACCCACCAGCACCAATCGGAACACTAAGCAGGCAATGGATTAAGACAGCATGAGCAAGGAGACAGCAATGCAACAGCCAGTCAACCTAACACTCACCGCAGAAATTAACGACAAGACATTCCCAATCAGCAGCTTCACGGTCAACATTCCAGTGCACGTCAACAGAACATACCGCTACGAGGTCATCGACTCCGAGCGTGCCATCGCCAAGCTGATGCCACCAAGCACAAACGAACTCATCAAACGCTTCAAAAACGCAATCAACGCATTCCAAACAGCATTCGAAACCGACCCAAACGGGGTAGGGGCGGTGAAATCGTAAAACCAACGCAAGAACGCAAGACGTCCCGCGTGGTTGGTCTCCCTCTCCCCGATGAATGAAATTGTTGGCGGGTCGCGCGCGATGGCAGATTAGGGGGTGTTTTCGATGAGTGCGAAGTTTCCGAGTCGGAATGTGGCGGAGGCGTTGGAGCGTTCGTTGAAGAACGCTGACCTCAAGGCTGTGAATTCTGCTGTTGTCGCTGCGGCTCGCGTGTTGGCTGAGCGTATCGATTATCTGACGTTCTCCGGTTTTGTCGATGAGAACGGCAAGCTCGACAACGTGTCGCTGCCGACGTTCCTGAAGTATTGCCAGAGTCTCGGCCTTACGGTGGATGCTCCGGCTAAGGTTGGTCGGCCTGCGAAGCCGAAGGTTGAATCAAAGCCGGAGGCGCGTAAGAGCGACAAGGTTGTGCAGATGGAAGATTTCATGAAGCGTTTCGGCTAGGAGGCGTTCGATGGTGTCGGAAGATTTGAGTGTTTTCGGTGCCATCGATGATGAGAAGCATGGTGTGACCCTGCCGCGTATTTATACTCCGCCGCTTCGTCCCTTGGATAAGAACACTTCTAATGGCTTCGCTGTGATCGCGTTCGCCGAGATCATGCTTCACGTGCATCTCTACCCGTGGCAGCAGTGGCTGCTCGTGCACGCGTTGGAATTGCTGGAGGACGGCTCGTATCGTTTCCGCAAGGTCATCGTGCTTGTGGCCCGTCAGAATGGCAAGACCACGCTGATGGGCGTTTTGGCCGCGTGGTGGCTTTTCGTGGACTCGAACAAGCATCCTGATCGTGTGCCGCCGGTGAAGTTTCTGGTGGTGGGCGCCGCTCAGACGCTTGATAATGCGAAGGGGCCTTACAGTCAGGTCAAGGAGTGGTGTAATCCTGCTCCGGCGACTGATGAGGAAGCGGATCTGGTGATTCCGGATCTCGCCGCGATGACGCAGAAATTCGTCAACACGAACGGCGAGGAAGCGATCATCACGAGGAGCAAAGCCCGGTATATCGTCCGCGCGGATAAGAATATTCGCGCGAAGAGCGCTGCCCGTGTGGTGTTCGACGAGTTGCGTGAACAGCATACTGACGATGGCTGGAATGCCGTCAGTCAGACCACGAAGGCCGTCTGGAGCTCCCAATTGTGGGGCATCAGCAATGCGGGCGATTATCGCAGCGTCGCGCTTCGCAAGCAGGTGGACAAGGGTCGTAAGCTTGTTGACGAGTGGACTCGTCTGGGCGCCGACGGTGGCAATCCGGCCGACGTGTTCATGTCCGGTGAGCAGGATGGATCGTTCGGCTATTTTGAGTGGAGCGCTCCTGACAAGTGTCCGGTGGATGATGCCGACGCTATCCGGCAGGCGAATCCGTCGCTCGGCTACGGTCCGATGACCGTCATGAGCGTCAGATCCGACATTGACGGCATGACCGAGGCCGCGTTCCGCACCGAAGTCCTGTGCCAGTGGGTCACGGCTGACATCATTCCTTTCATCAACCCGAAAATGTGGGCCAGCGGCATCGACTCGCGTTCCACGATTCCGAATGAGAATCGAGTGGTGCTGTCCGTGGACACGTCGGCCGACCGTAAAACCACGTATGTGGCCGCTGCCGGAATGCGTGCGGACGGGTTGCCTCATGTGGAGTTGATCGCTCGCCGTGACGGCATGCTGTGGGTGCCGCATTATCTTGACCTGTTGCAGGAGCGGTGGCCGCATATCACGGAGATCGCCGTGCAGGGCAAAGGCTGTCCGGCAGTGGACTTCATCGACCCGCTCACCGAAAAAGGGTGGACGGTGCATCTCATCGAAGGCTTCCGTCTGGGCGCCTGCTGCGGCCGTTTCCATGACCGTGTGCGTGAGGGCAAGCTACGGCATCTTCCGCAGCCCGCCATCGAACAGCAGGTGAGTGTGGCCGTGTCCCGGCGTCTTGGCGAGGTCGAGGTGTGGGACAGGACGAAATCAGCATTGCAGATTTCCGGCTTGGTTGCCGAATCGCAGGCGCTATATGCCTTGGAGACCATGCAGGCTGAAACGCTTAAACCGAAATACGAGCCCTCGCAAGGCGTGAGGGTCAGATTCTAGATTCTTCACAAAGAGGGGAGTATTGATGGGATTCCTTGACCGGCTCCTCCACAATAACGCCGCAGTCATCGGCATGAAGATGGCCGAGGCAGACGCACATCCGACGCCAGCGACAAGCATTCCACTCGCCAACGGCGATAGCTGGCCGTCAGACGCTGACTTCTACGGGTACGCCTCCGGCGCCTACTGCAGGGAGTATGCGGTGCGTGTCGTGGTGGACTTCATCACCCGCAACATCGCGTCATTGCCGTTCAAAGTGTATCGGAAGAATGCGGACGGGGATGCCGAGGAAGTCTCCGACGGCGCTCTTGCCGCTTTGATGAAGCGTCCTTCTCCTCTTCCTGGAATGACCCGCTACCGGTTCATCAGCATGCTGCTCCGTGACATGCTGCTTGATGACCGTTGGCTGTGCCTGCTCGGAGTGGAGGGCAAGCGTTTCACGCTCCGCCGCATACCGTCCGACTGCTATCAACTGTCGGGTAACGCTTTCGGTGAGATTACCGGCGTGAATCTGCTGACGATGGACAGCCGGCAGGCCATGCATTTCGATTTGCCGGATCCGCGCGTGCATTTGGATGTCGGCTTCATCTCCGGCCTCCAATTCGGTGACAGCGTGACCAACGTGCTCCGGCCATTATTGGCCGAGGCGAAGGCCATGGCGGCCTATCGGCGCAATATCGCCAAGAACGGCATGCAGGCCGGCGGCTACGTCTACAGGCCGAAGGAGATGCCGTGGCTGTCGCAGGAGGATTACGACGACTTCACCAATGGATTGCGTAATTTCATCCAGAATGGCGGGCGTGAGGGCGGCTGGCCGGTCCTCAAGGACGGCATGGAGATGCGCCCTTTGGATAACGTCTTCAAGCCGGTGGATGTGAATGATCTGGAGGCGCGTGACCGTATCAACATCGCGGTGTGCAATGCTTTCCAGATTTCGCCTGAAAATGTCGGCTTTCGTACCGGCACGAATTCCAATATCAGCGCCTACAAGGAGCAGCTGTGGAATGTGGAGCTGATGCCGTACATCGTCGCTCTTGAGGAGGCCTTGAATCTCAGCCTTCCAGAGGCTGTGGGTGAGCCGGACTGCTACATCAGGGCGAACGTTGACGCGAAGCTCCGTGGCACGACGTCCGAGCAGTATCAGGCGCTCAGCACTGCTACCGGCAGGCCTTTCATGACCACGAATCAGGCACGTCAGATTCTTGACATGCCTCGTGTGCCGGGCGGCGACCAGCTCATCACGCCTCTTAATGTGAGCGAGGGTGGTCAGCCCAGTCCGCAGGACGGCGGGAGAACGCAGAACGCGCAACAGAACAATCCAGTCAACGGCGAGGATGCGAAGGCCATGCTCGCCGAATTCAAACGGCTTTACCGGTATGACGCGCAATTCCACGCCGAGTGGGATGCGCTTACCAAGGAGGAAACATCATGAGGCTTGATTTCAAGGGCTTCGAGCTGAAATCCCTTGATGACAGTCAAGGCGAGGGCGTTTTCAGCGGTTACGCCTCGACGTGGGACAAGGATTTGTACGATGACGTGATCGTCAAGGGCGCTTTTGCCGATACTTTGCAGAACGATTTCCAAGGTTCCGGCGCGGGCATTCCGATCCACTGGCAGCACAAGGACGACAAGCCCACCGACATCATCGGCGAGACGTTGAGCGCGGTGGAGGACGAGCATGGACTGCTCGTCACCGCCCGTCTTGACCTTGACCTTCCGGAAGGCAAGCGCGCCTATGAGCTGCTGCAGCGTGGCCTTATCCATCAGATGAGCATCGGCTTCATCGCCGAGGAGACCGCTTTCGTGCAGGACGGTAAGAGCGCTTGGGACGGTTACCGTGAGATTCGTCAGGTGAAATTGTTCGAGATTTCCCTCGTGCAGGTCGCCGCGAACCAGGGCGCCGAAGTGCTTGAAGTCAAGAGCGGTAGAGCCATCAGCGCCTCCAACGAGAGCAAGCTTCGTGCCGCGTTGGACAGTCTGCACGAGGTCTTGGATGGCATCGATTCCGCCGACAAGAAGCCGGACGATTCGTCCGATGACTCCACGGATGATTCCAGCGACGAGCCGGACGATTCCACGGATGACCCGAAGAAGAAAGACCAGAAAAGCTTTGACCCGCAGTGGGCCAAGGAATATCAAACCATCAGCGACTTCTTCTCGCTGGAACACTAACCGAAAGGGGTGCCATGAATCTCATGGACAATCTCGCCGCCGAGAAGAAGGCGGCACAGGCCATCCTCGCCAAGGGAATGGATAACATCACCGAAAAGGAGCAGGAGGAGCTCAAGCAGCATTACGCCGAGGCGAAGAAGCTGCAGGAGCGTATCGACCTGTTCAAGGAAGCCGGAGAAGGACTCGACCGTCTCGCCGGAACCTCGAAGACCGAACGTAAGGGCGTCGAGGCGAAGACACTCGGCGACTTCTACGTCAAGTCCCTGCAGGAGAAGGGCTTGAGCGTGCTCGCAACCAAGGGAGGCTTGTTCTCCACTCCGGAATTCAAGGCCGCGTCTGATACCCATGCCGAGGGTGGTGCCGGTTACGCGCCGTTCCTCACCGAAACCGATCAGAACGGCGTATGGCCGTATGAGCGTCCGCTCGTCATCGCCGACCTTTTCGCGTCCGGCACCATGAGCGGCACCACCATCAAATATCCGGTCTACGGCTCCCTCGAAGGCAACGCCACCACCGTCGCCGAGGGCGCGCAGAAGCCTCAGATTCACATGCCGGACCCGACTTGGGTGTCCGACAGCCTGCACGAGATCGCCGCATGGTGGAAGATCACAGACGATATGGCGGAAGACCTGCCGTTCGTCGTGTCCGAGATCAACCAGCACGCCCAGTACAACCTGAAGCTGCAGGAGGAGATTCAACTCCTGTCCGGCGATGGCACCGACCCGAATCTCAACGGCATCCTGAACCGTGGCATCCAGACCAAGGCGCAGGCCGCTGATTCCGACCCCGATCGGATCTTCGCGGCCACCACGGATATTGCCACCGCCACCGGATTCTCCGCCGATGCGGTGGTCATCAATCCGGCCGACTATCAGGCCATCCGCCTGTCCAAGGATGCGAACGGCCAGTACTTCGGCGGTGGCTTCTTCGCAGGCCAGTACGGCAATGGCGGCATCATGCAGAATCCGCCGCTGTGGGGTCTGCGCACCGTTGTTACCGAGGCGATGACCAAGGGCACCGTGCTTGTCGGCGCTTTCAAGGCAGGTGGCACCATCTACCGCAAGGGCGGGCTGACCGTCGAGTCCACCAACAGCCATGAGAACGACTTCACCAACGACAAGATCACCTTCCGTGTGAAGGAACGTCTCGCCCTGCAGGTGAAGTATCCGAAGGCGTTCGTCAAGGTGACGCTCGGCAAGGCCGATAAGTGAGGTGACCGGCTGTGAAGCAGTATCGACTTGTCGATGCGGCCAAGGCCGCCGTTGACGCCTCGGTGTTTATCGAGGATGTGCTTTTCGTGAATGACAAGGACAAGCCGGTGAATGTCACCGGCGGCTCCGCTTCCACGCCTTACGTGCTTCCCGCCGCCGCTGAGAACGCTCTTGGCGGCGTGAAGCTGGCGAATGTCACGATCTCCGGCACTGCGAACGCCTCTGTCGCCGCTGCGGCTTCCACCGCTCCGACGAAGGAGGAGTATGACGCGCTCGTCGGCGCCTACAACGATCTGGCGAAGCGAGTCAATGCGCTTGTGGCTGGTCTTGTGGCTGCTGGCGTGGTGAAGACGAGCTGAGATGGGAGGTCGGCATGAGTGATGCGAACGTGATTCCCGACATGATTGCCGACCCCTCGGCTTTCGAGGATGACGCGGCCTTCCGGCTCAGGGCAGCGCAGGCGGCCATCAGGCGTGAGTGCGGCTGGCATGTCATGCCGAACACTGCGCTTAGCGGTGTGATCAACTCGCGTGGCGGGTCGGTGATTCGACTGCCTGCACGTCATGTGACGAGCATCGAATCACTGACCGACCGTCAGGGCAATCCGCTGGCCTACGCCTACGACCCCGAAACGGGCTTGGTCGAATCCATGTCCGGCGGCTTTCCCGCTGGGATCGCGGCCATCCGCTACGCGCTTCACGCGGGATACGATGACGCGCCGGACGTGCAGTCGGTGCTTATCAGCGCCGCGAAGCGTGCCGGCATGAGCCCGCTCGGGCTTATCACCTCGCAGTCAACGAATGGCAGCAGCGCGAGCTTCGATGTGGTGTCGCTCATGCAGTCCGAGAAGGACAAGCTCAAACCCTACAAGCTGGGAGGCTTGCCATGAGCCTGCTTGACGAGTTGAACACCACTGGTGGCGGCTGGCACATGCCCGGAGCGACAAAGTGGCGGCGTTTGCGTGCGAAGAAGGTCATGGACCGGTATTCGGGCGAGTTGACTGGTGAGGATTGGGACCACCCGGACGTGCTGGAATTCAATGGTTCGCTGGCGAGTTCTAGCAGCATGAGGACTCCTGACGCTTTGCGTGAGGAGACCACGAGCACGGCTTACCTCACCTCGCCAGATCCGTCATTGGACGTGATGCCTGGCGACAGGATTCGCGCGATGCCGGACGACGGCCGTTGCTGGGAAGTGTCCGGCTATCCGTCGCGTGACCAGAATGCTTTCACGGGCTGGCAGCCGACGATTGAGATTCCATTGAGCGAGTACAGGGGGTGATGGTCTTGGGTGTGATGGTCAAATTCAACGACAAGTATTTTGACGAGCTGATGAATTCGGCTGGCGTCAAGGCCATGACCCGCAGAGCGGCCGAAAAGACCTTGGAATATGCGAAGGCTCACGCTCCCGTGGACACCGGCGCATACCGTGACGGCCTCCAGATCGAGGAGGTCAAGCATGCGCACCGCACCACCTGCATGGTGGTCGGCACCGATCCGAAGACCCTGCTCGTGGAGTCGCGGACCGGCAATCTCCGCAAGGCGCTCAAGGCTGGCAAGTCATGACGGCAGTGCTACCACCAGACCTCGAAACATGGCTGTGCACTTACCTCCGTGGCAAGCTGAAGCCCTCCTACGGCAAGATTCTCGTGCACATTCGAGAGCCGGACGATTACAACGGCTCCTATCCTCTCGTGGTCGTGCGTGACGATGGCGGCAGCCAGTCCAATCGCGTGCTCTTCGACCGCAGCATTGGCATTACCGTGCGTTACGGCTCACGTTCCGCTCCGGGTCCTTGTCGTGATTTGGCGGCTCGAATCTACGGTTTGCTCACCGACCCTGAGATTTGCTCGCTTGATGGTTCGCCGATCGCGGCAGTCGAGGAGGACGGGTGCAATGGCCCGTATTTCGTGGCCGAGGACGCGAACATCGCCAGATGCTATCTGACTCTCGAATTCTCCGCTATTGGAGAATTCCGATAATCAATAATTCTTAATTTTTAAGGCGTTGAAACCAAGTGTTTCAGCGCCTTTTTTGTTTGAAAGGACAAAATATGGCAGCTGATTCAGCAGGCAATGACCTGAGCGCCGCGAAGATCGTGGTGACAAGCGCCTTCCGCTTCGCGCCTTATGATGCGACGCAGAAGTTGACCGCCGACCTCATCGCGCCGACCGTGGCCGACGTCAAGACCGGCTTGGACAAGATTTTCACCAAGGGTGGCTTCGTCGGCCTTATCACCGAGGACGGTGCCCCGCAGGACAGCCGTGACGCCGATGATGCGATCAAATTCCATCAGCCTGGATACAGCATTAATGGCAAGGCGTCGCTGACCGCGCAGTTCACGGTGGCCGAGGATAACGACATCACCCGTCAGATGACCATCGGCAAGCCGGACGCGAGCGGCGTGTATCACGTGACCGACGTGATTCAGGACGGCAAGTGGTTCTGCTATCAGGAGACGGTGTTCAAGAATGGCACGCATCGCCGTCGTCTTGGTGTCGTGAATCTGACTGGCAATGAGCAGGGTCAGGATACGGCCGGCAAGAACACCGGTGACGCTTGGACCATCGAATGGATCCAGGATGACGCCTGCGATTCCGGCGCCTCGAAGTACCTGCAGTCCTTCGTGACGCCGAAGGCTTCGTCCGGTTCTCATGCAACCGATCATCAGGCTGATGATTCCGAGTCTCAGCCGGTGGCTGACTGATTCAACTCTTCCCAGCATGTGTTTCTTTCTTCCTTTCTTCGCATGTGCTGGGATTCTTCCTCTTCATCCAGTGGAGTAAAGGAATTTTTCATAGTCGTTTGAAAGAAGGAAGAAATGACCAAGAATGTGATGCCCTCCGCCGCCGATTTCGACGCCTGGACTCAGGAGGACGAGGAGAAGGCGCTTGAAGCGTCGGCCGAGCGGATGAAGGTGAAGCACCTCATCAAGGACGGCAGCGTATGGTTCCTCGCACCGCACGGCCACATTTACAAACTGCCTCTGAATCTCAGCATCGATGATTTCGTGCGCCTGTCCGACCTGCAGTCCAACACCGAGCAGATTCAGACGTTGAAGGAGATTCTCGCGGCTTTCGCTGGCGAGGATGCGGCAAAGGAGCTGGCGAAGGAGCCGGCAATGGTCCCATTCAACATCCTCAACGATTACGGCGAGGTTTTGGCGAAGATTCAGGGTGTGGAATTGGGAAAATCGTCGGCTTCTGCCAGCTCCTCCAAGGAGACGCTGGCAGTCGAATAAGGGCCGATTTCGCGGCTCGCGGGTGGAGTCTGCAGGCCGATTTGGGCGGCAGACTCCGCTACTGCGACGCGATCGCATTGTGGGAAAACCTCTCGGCCGACCCGAGCACATACACGGGCATGACTGCGGTGCATATGGTGCTGCCGATGGATGCGACAGCTATCATCACCGCGATTCAGGCGGGCGGCACGTCGATTCTTGGCGACCTCGCGCCGGAAAAGGCGGGGAAGCGGCACGTCGAGGTGACCGATGAGGAGCGTCGTGCGGCGTTGGAGTCGATGAGCAGCATCTTCGGCTTCAAAAAGACAAGTGAATAGAGGAGGCTGTCATGGCTGGCGGTAGCGAGCTTGGGTCCGCGCATGTGAGCATTTTCCCGCAGATGAAGGGCTTCCGCCAGAATGTGGCCAAGGAGACCGGTAAGGCCGTCGGCGACATGAAGACGGCCTTTGGCAAGGGCTTCAATGGAGCGCAGCAGGGCAAGAAGGTCGGCAGCGCTTTCAAGTCCGGCTTCAATAGTGGCGCCGCCGAATTGAATTCCGAAGCTTTGAAGTCCTTCAAAAAGGACGTGGCTCAAGCCTCGCAGAAGAATACTGACGCCTTGCTGAAATTCAAGGCGGCTGGCGTGCAGGTGCAGGCCGCTCAGGAGAAGCTGAACGCCGCCACACAGAAATATGGCGCTGACAGCACACAGGCTCAGGCTGCGGCCATCAAACTGGAGCAGGCGCAGATCAAGCAAAAAGCGGCCGCCGACAATCTCAAGGCGGCGTCCGACAACCTCAAGACGGCGCAAGGACGGCTCAAGGAGCTTGAGACGCAGTTGGCCGCCGAGGCGGACAAGTCGAAGAATGCGTTCAGCCGTATGGCTTCCGGCTTCACGTCAACCGCCCAGCAGATCGTCGGCAAGATTCCAGGCGTGAATGCCGCAGTGCGGAATATCAGTTCGACGGCTGGCGCGGTCACGTCCAACATCAAGGAGAAGTTTTCTGCTGCTTGGAATGCTTTGCCGGAGGGTGCGCGTAATGCTGCCGCGAAGGCCGGTAACGCGTTGCATTCGGGGTTGAGTAAGGCATCCGGTTTCGCTTCGAAGGCTGTGAGTGGTATCGGCAACGCGGCGAAGGGCATGGCCACCGTCGTGTCCGGCGCCGCTGCCGCCGCTGGCGGATATTTGGCGAATTTCGGAAAGCAGGCGGTGGGGGCGGTGGGC